TGTCTCCTCTAGACGTGGTCAAGTGTATGACGATATTAAAGAATCTGGACTAGCACTTGAGATTTTTGATAAGACTAATACTATATCTGGTGTAGCTAAGATACTTGGCACAACTGATGCTGCTGTTTCTATGGCATACCAGGCATACCTAGAAGATATAAGTATTGCTAATCAACAAGAAAACTGGACAGTACCTCAAGTAGCAGAAATTACATTACAAGACTTTGATAAGTTTAGAGCAAGATATTTTAGAACTGAACAGGGTATTCCATACGAAACACCAGAGTTCCATAAAAAATGGATAGAACAGATTATGCACACAATAGAGACAGGTGGACAGCACATGATATTGTCTCCACCACGACACGGCAAAACAGACTTGCTTATACATTTTGTTATATGGCTTATATGCAACAATCCTAACATTAGAATTTTATGGGTAGGTGGTAACGAAGACATTGCTAAGAACGCTATGGGTTCTGTTATTGACCAGTTAGAGTTTAACGAATTATTAATAGAAGAGATATGTGGACCAGGCATTAAGTTTAAACCTAAAACTAAATCTGCTAAGTCTTGGTCACAAAGTGGTTTTACTGTTGGTACGAGAACGGTTACTGGTATCAAGAGTCCGACTATGGTAGGCATTGGACGTGGTGGTAAAATCTTATCACGTGACTGCGACATAATTATTGCAGATGACATTGAAGACCACAGCTCTACAATGCAACCTGCATCAAGAGAGAACACCAGAAACTGGTGGACTACAACACTGTCTAGTCGTAAAGAGGAACATACAGCTATGGTTACTATTGGTTCACGACAACACTATGACGATATATATTCACATCTTTTAGATAACGAATCTTGGACAACACAAGTCGAAGAGGCACATGACACAGCTTGTGTTAAAACAGATTGGGAAGAACAAGAACATAAAGATTGTATGTTGTGGGCAAGTAAACGTACATACAAATGGTTAATGGATAGAAAACGTGCAGCAGAAACTACAGGTGGTAGAGCTATATACGAAATGGTATATCTTAATGTTGCAATGCCAGAAGGTTTAACTTTGTTTAGTCGAGAAGAAATAGAATCATGTCGTGACCAGAAGAGGGACATAGGGCAGATACCTAGAGGCACACGCCTTATCGCAGGACTTGACCCTGCCTCAACTGGTTATCAAGCTGCATTTTTATGGGCGTATGGTCCTGCTGACGGCATTATGTATATGGTAGATATGTCAAACAATTTAGGTGGTGGTATTCCAGAAGCTCTCAGTGTAATGAAAGACTGGTGGAAAAAATATAATTGTTCGCATTGGGTTATAGAAGAAAACGGTTTTCAAAAAGCTATACGACAAGATAAATCTATACGTGATTTTGCCTCACAACATGGTATATTTCTAGAAGGACATGAAACGTACTCTAATAAGTTTGACCCTATTTTTGGTGTTACTGCTATGCGACCTGCGTTTCAAGAAGGTATAATTAATTTACCATACATGGGCTTTGAAGCTCAAGAAAAGGTAAACTTATATACAAGTCAGTTAGTGTATTTTAGTTCTGCTAAAAACAAAAGCAAGACAGTAGGTACAAAGACTGATATTGTTATGGCTAGTTGGTTTCCAATGAGAGCAATTAGACGTATGCAAAAAGAACGATTAGCTGAACTAAGTACAGATTACGAACCTAGTTTTGCTAACTACGAAGCAACAGATTTTGACGAAGGAATATGGGATAGAAAACGATGGTAAAGTCTAAAGACGAACTTTATGACAGAATAGATTATTTAAGAAACATAAATCAAAACGGTATGATGGACAGAGCTAGAATACGTGACATCCTCAATGGTGGAGAAGAAGCAGTACGAGCATTACTTGGAGAGAAATCTAGTTTAGATTTTCACGAGTTACCTGCACCGAATATGTTTTTATCAGCACTAGAACGATTTGCACAAAAGCTAGGTAGAAGTCCTGATTTAAAAATAGACGTTATTAATGCTAAAGATTCAGAACGAGCTAAAAAGAAATCAGAAAAACTAGAACGTATTGTAGGTGCATACGATGATATGCAGAAACTACATTTACAACTACCACAGATAGGCAGATGGTTGCCTGGCTATGGTTTTGTTGTATGGGTTATTAATACTAAGTATGACAAAGACAACAATCCATATCCTTGTGCAATGTTACGAGACCCTTTTACTTGTTATCCAGGACCGTTTGGCAATGACCAACAACCAAAAGATTTAGCAATCATTACTAGAGTTCCTTTATCTTCTTTAATAGAACAATACCCAGAACATAAAAATGCAATTATTGGAGACAATAACGAAGATGCTAATGACATGTCTAGTCTTTACTACAACAGTGGAGAAGCTAGTTGGTCAAATCAAAATGGCGATGGCAAAGTTGTTGTTGAGTATATGGATGATGATGGAACATATATATTTTTACCAGAAGGTAGAAAGATTATAGACTTTATTCCTAACCCACTAACCAGTGGTCCTATGTATGTTATAGCAAAAAGATTTGCCTTTGACCAAATGCAAAGTCAGTTTCAACATGTTATAGGTTTAATGGCTAACATGGCAAAAATAAATATTCTTGGAACTATTGCTATGGAAGATGCAGTGTTTACAGAAACAAATATAGTCGGAGAGATAGAATCAGGTAAATATCGTAAAGGTAGATTTGCTGTAAACTATTTAGCTCCAGGCTCACAAGTTTCTAAACCTGTAAACAATCTCCCATATCAATTATTTCAACAAGTAGATAGATTAGAACGACACTTACGACTTGGTTCTGCATATCCAGTATCTGATGATGGACAATCTCCTAACAGTTTTGTAACTGGTAGAGGATTAGAAGAGTTAGGACAATCTGCATCTATGCACGTTAGAGAGTATCAAGTAATACTTAGAGATGCGTTGCAAGAAGTAGATGCTAAACGATTAGAGTTTGACGAAACTATGTATCCTAATAAAAGAAAACCTATTGCAGGTATGCACAATGGAACAGCATATAAAGAAACCTATACTCCTAGTTCAGATATTTCTGAAATGTATAAGACACGTAGAGTGTATGGAGTTATGGCAGGGTTTGATGAACCACAAAAAGTTATTACTGGATTGCAATTAAAACAACAAGGTATTATTGACACACAAACATTGCAAGAAAACTTAGACGGTCTAGATAATATTACAAACATACAAAATAGAATTAACTCTGAAAAAGCAGAGAACGTATTGTTTGAATCATTAATGGCACAAGCAGCACAAGGTAACCCTAAAGCTACTATGGCAGCAGCAGAGATACGAAAGAATCCTGCACAAATGACAAAGATACTAGATAAATTTTATACAGCAGAAGAAGAAACAAGTCCTGAAGAAGAAGCAGTTATTGGTGGACCACAAGGTCCAGTAGGTCCACAAGGACCACAAGATATTGCTTCTGTCTTAGCAGGATTAGCAGGTGGTCAGCCACCACAACCAGGAGGTCCAGTTGGCTAGTCCAGAACAAGAACTTAAAAAACAATTTTATGACATAGTTAATGGAGAAGATTGGGATGACATGGGTTTTCCTGAACGTCCACAAACACAAGTACAAGAAGGAGATGTACCATTAGGAGATATACTTATACCTACTCCTATTCCTGGTGTATGGATACACTTAAACTTAAGTTTCGAAATAGAGGATGACACATGGTAAGAAAAAAAAAGATAGAAGTTCCTACTAGAGCAGAAGGCGACCCAACAGGTCAGACACAAATGTTACAAGAACAAATAGATGCAGTGTCTCCAGGACAAGAAATAGCACAACCTACTCCACAAGTTGCTACACCACAACCTGTACAGGATATCTTTGCTACACCTACACAAAAACCACAAGAAGCAGGTAACGTTACTGGGGATGAGACAATGTTTACTGCACAAAATGACATAGAAATTGTTAAACAAATCTTATTGGAGAAATTTCCCACATTAACAAGTAGGTTCTAATGGCTTCATATTACTTGAAGTGGGGAGAAGAAAGATTAGAAGAAGCTAATCAACTAGCAGCAGAAGAACAAGCTCTTGCCGTACAAAAAGATATGCTTGGCGATGAAGGCATAGATGCACTAGCTAACAAAACAGAAACATTTAAAGCTATGAATCCATTCGAAACAGATGATTTAGCTATTGCTTCTGCAACTATGAACTTAACAACTCAGCAATATCAACAGCTATATATGCAAACTAAACCTATTGAATATACCTATGCAAGTGGAGAAACATCTCCTACTGTAGAATTTTCTAAAAAGTTTTTTAACAGAATAAAAGATGGTGTAAATAACACAAAAGAAATACAGAGACAAACACAGTTAGATTTATTTGGAGAAGCACAACTAAGAAAAAGTACTGTTATTAATGCAGCGTTATTAACACTTAACAGTTTGTTTGAAAGTATTGGTACGCAGTTTGTCAATAGTATTGGTATAGAACAGAAAGCATATCAAGCTGAATGGGCAGCAAGTAAAGGTTTAGACATAGACAAAGACTTTGCACGATACGTAGGAGACAAAGATACAGATAAAAATGAAATACCTTTAGGTATAAAAATTAAATCATTTGCTGCAGGTGTAGGTTCGTTTTCTGAAAACTTTGACAGAACACAAAGAAACTTTATAAATTCTCTTATTAATAAAGAAGCAGCGACAGAAGCACCATACATATCAGATAGAGCTAGAAACTTTTTAATGAGTAAAAATTTAGTTGATGATTTAGGTTATCCTATGTTGCAACAAACAGATTTAGAAGCAATAGAAGAAGCATTTCCAGATGTGTTATCTGAACAAATAAAATTAAAAACTGGTGGTATAGAAAGAAAATTAACACTTAACGAAGCTGTAGAAGTGTACACAGAATCATTTAACGAAGTACTTAGTTCTGGTAGCTCTGAAGGTTTAGCAGGATGGTTCGGTCGTGGTAAATATTTAGAAGAAGCAGAACAAACACGAGAAGGTTTTAAAAAAGCTAGTGTTGCATCAAACTTTGGAGACTTAGTTAGGTATACATTAACTGGTTCATTGTCTGGAGAGTACAGTCCTAAAATGGCAGTCCGTACAGAAATACAAGATGAAGCAGATACTAATTTATTTTTATTACAGTCAGCATACGACTTAGGACAAATTACAAAAGATGATTACGAAGTTGCTAAACAAAAAGTTGAAGAACTAGAACAAGAACAACTTAGTGATATGGAGTTTGACCCTAAGCATGGTTTCAATGCTTGGATTGGTTTTACTTCTAATCTATATGCAATGGCAAAAACAGACCCTTTTCTTATGGCATCAAGAGGAGTAGGTGCAGGTGGTAGAGCCGTAGCCAGTGAAGAAGTGTTAACTGGAGTTGGCAAACAATTAGATGAACACTTACAAGCAGGAGGAACTGCTGCAGATTTTTTTGCTAACGGACAAGATGATGCAATCAGAATACTTTCTGATAAAGTTGCTGAGTTAGCACAAGCAGATGCACCATTGTTTACAGAACTAACACTTAGAGGATTTAGTCCTGAAGTAGCTTTTCGCATAGTAGATAATCCTAAAAACAATCCACAAGGATATTTTGATATTATAAAAAATTCTTTAACTAAAGGTTATATATCTGACATACGTGTTAACGGTAAAATGAATACAGCAGCTAAAGACGTACACTTACAACCAAAAGTATTTAGCGATAACTTTCTTGATAACATAGCTGACACCATGACAGGCGATA